TAAAGTGGATTGTAGCTTCCTGCCCCTCAAGATCAATCGGAGTCCATCTTTCGTCGTATAATGCAAAACCAAAAAGGGAAGCCGAATCGCCTTGTTTAACGACCCGACCGCCCTCAAACTGCTTTAAATTCGTACAGTTTGAGCGATTCATTCAATCACCCCTCTTTACTCATAATAATTTACTAGATCGTCCTTATCCCAGCAAGATAACCAGATAGGGCCAAATTGCCCGAACTCAAACAGGCGCCAGTAATAACCGCCGTAGTAGCCACCTTTGCCCGTATCTGTGATATTAGCTTCGTCTAGTTCAAAACTAAAGTACATTCCAGCTTTAAAGTCTTTATCTGCTCCATCTGGCAAGTTGTTGCCGTTCTCATCGACCCAGTTCACCATTGAAACGGGAATACCGTTCTCGAGCCAATCGAACCCAACTGGCGCGAGATAGTCACATTTGATCTGCCAGATCCCGTGAATATATTTAACCTCGTTTGCTTGATAATAGGCCTTGTCTTTTGGTTGTACGGCTGTGCTTGCTTGATTGTTGGTCTGTGGTGCTGTGTTAGCATATCGCCAAACCTCGATATAAGCCGGCTTATTCCAGTTATAATAGTCATTCCAAGGATAGGTATTGATAGCTTGCCCGGGTGCTCCTTGCGTTGAATAGTCGCAAGAGATGAAGTATGTATCATCGATCATCGCTCCGACGTGGCCACCAGCCCCGCCCGAGGTTGACATATCAGCACCCCAGCTCATCAAGATAATATCGGCCGGTTGAGCGTCCCATGGTTTGTTACGGCTGATACGATAAAAGCCGTTGTTTGCAAGCTGCTGTCCAAGCGTAACCGTGGACGGTAAGCCTTGAATCGGAATACCGGCTTCTTTTAAAACTTGCGACACGATACCGGAACAGTCACCCGTGCCATCTGCGCCGTTGCGAGATCCCAGCATGGAATAGGTAATCAGCCCACGACGACTGATAAAGCCGTTAACGATAGATTGTTGTACACTCATTGTCTATCTCCTATTTCTTCCATTCGTCGTTAGCACGTTTTACGGCTGCCTCGATAAAAGTATTGAGTTCTTGATTCGTCAAGTGGATATTTTGAGAATCGAGGCCCTCGATCAAGCTCGTTTTAGCGTGTTCGAGTTTGTCTGCCCCGTGAATATCCAATTTATCAGCGACTTGTTCCGTAGCGTTGACTGCGTTTTTCGCCAAGATCTCTACGATCTCGATCGCTTTCTTGCCTCCGCGCATGAGCAAGTATTTTTTAATCGCTTGTACCACGATACCTGTTAATACAACTAAAATACTCATAGCAGACGACGTGATAATGCTTGTAATTTGATCCATATTATTTTTCCTCTTTAATTTCTAGCTCCAAAAAGCGCTCAAAGAGCACTCTTATAGCACCGTTTCCGCCTAATTCAACGTAACTCTCGTATAATTTCGACAGCTCTTCTAATTCGTGCTGGTTCGTGTGTCCACGCTTGAGCGCGTTCTTTAAGTTTTCCTGCAATCGAAAACGCTGGAGCCGTTGTAAGCCTTTCCCAATAATCGTTAAATTCCGCTGGTTATCTTTCCCGATCTCTTCCACGGTAGAGACTGACTTCTCGAGGGTGTCGATTTTATTCGATAGACCCTCAAGACGTTTGTCAGCTTCTTTGGAAGTTTTCGTACTTTTAAACGAGAAATAACTGGGAATAATCACGACTAAAACGGGAGTCAGCTTGTCTACTAGTGCCAATAGGTCCAATTAAACCACCCCCTATCAAGCTACTAGCTTACTGGACGGGTTGAGTTTCAAGATCTCCCGCTGGTTTTGGATCTTCTGGTTTTGGCTCGCTCCATTTCCAGATACCGATCTTTCCGTTCTGGTGCAATGATTCGAGCTGTTCCAACGTTTCGCCGTTGTAAGTAAACGGTTCAGTCACTTGGACCATCACGCGCTTACCTTCGCTGAATTTTTCGATATGGTTCGGATCCTCAATCGCGAAGATTGCTTGAGCTGGATAGGTTGTGCCAGTTTTTCCAAGATCGACCAATTCAAGGCCACGTTTAAAGACTGTAGGGTCCAGCGGGTTATCTGTGTCAGTCACACGGGCAAGTACGCTCCATTCTGCCACGTCTTTCACCTTTTGGATCTCTTCGTCTTTCTTGGCCAGTTTAGCTTCGTATTCTTGGGCTTGAGTGTGCAAGTCCTCTTGCAACTTCTTCACACCCTCAGCCGGGTTCAATTCGGTTGCAACTTGTCCAAGGACTGCTTGGATCAGCACCTCGTCTGATTCGTTGGTACGGTCACCAATTAGTACACGCTCAAAGGCTGTATAAGGGTTCGCCGAACGGATTGAAACGAAGGTACGACCTTCTTCTTGCAAGTATTTGTTAATGATTTTAAATTCCATGTTTTATTATTCCTTTTCTAGTTTTTGAGCTGTTTCGTCGAACAACTCTTTGAGTGCTTGATCGCTATCCAAAACGTCGTTAAACTTGCTCAATAGCTCGTTTACGCGCTTGTATTCCTCGTTTGCTTCCTCGTATAAGACCTTATAATTAGCGGTCTCTACGATTGAGCTTACGAGCTTCTGCGAGATTTCATTTACGATTCTGTCTACTGTGTTCATGTATTAAACCCACCCCCATTTATTTGTGTCATTCCATCCGGGAGTCCCTTCGTTATTTTGTGCACGGAATCTATATAATTGAGCGATATTATCTCCAATTTGCCAAAGTAACTCTCTCAATCCTTGATTTTGACCATTTTTGCCGATTAAGTAAATATTTCCAGTATAGATCTGTGAATTATATCCGTTAGTTAGTGGATATATTTTATTGGGAATAATTGTACTAAAGCCCCAACCGTGACGGTTGTCAAACGGTGAGTCGCACAATACGACATCATCTCCTACGACGTCGACCGAATCAGCGAAGCCCTCACCGTTTGCGCCATTCCAAATTCTGATCCCAGCAAATCCGCCACTATTCCCATTTTCTGTCAGACCATTACCTTCACGATTTGAACCGAGAATTGTCATTCCGACTGGTCGTGAGCGACCTTGTACCCAACCTTGACTAAATTTCAAGAATTGAGTTGGAAAATTAGCTCCCGTTCCAATTCTTTTTATTGCGGACTCGTCAGTTGTCGATACCAATGTACTATTGTTAAGGTCGAATTTTAACTTACCATTATTTGAAGCTAAAACTCCCCCATGAATTATATTCGCTGTCAGCCCGTCTGCTACGATATTTTTTACAGATACGTTGATAAGTCTCGCTGTGCTTGCGTCAATCTCTTCAATGTGAGCCGTGCCGATCTGCGCTTCACCAATCATTGACTTCTTAATGACTCCGTCTTTGATGATTGTTTTCTCACCAACTGATAGCAAGCCCTCGTTAATTCGGACCGACCCGTCTGGATTTAAATTTAATTGCCCCAGCACATCACCCGCGCTGTTTAAATTGCGTACTGACCAACTATTACTTAACAACGTCATTTGCGTTCTGACTGCTTCAATCGGCTCTGCACTATCCTCTGGAGCTGGTTGCCATTTACGATCTGCCGTGCCCTCGTAGAAGTCAAGCTCAGTCATAAATAGACCAGACCAGCCGTTAGGATTGCCCGTATATTCAAACGACAGATATCCATTATCAAAGTCACCAGTATTAAACTTGAAGGAGCATTTTACTGCTTCGTGTGAACTAAAGGCGGGCGATCCGGTCTTGTCAAAGATTGTCTGGACTTCGTCGTAGTCGTTTGTCGAGTCTTTTTTGCGTTTACAAAAAGTGATCTTAAAACGGGCCGTGTTTGCGTCAAATGCTAGAAGATTTAATGTATACTCAGCATTTTTTTTAAAAATAAAGCGCGGACTTTTGATAACTGCCCCATTTGAAAGCAAGAATATTCGTTTTTGACCGTTGAGGTAGTAACTGTGAGTTGTGAAGCTCATTCGCCCGTTAGCCTCTGACCAATATTTCAACCCATCGTCTGCTCTTGAGTTCCTGAGCATATTCGGACCACCCGTTGTACTGTACTTCCCGACTTCGGTCTGGAATATCTGGCTAGACATAACCAGCCGTGATAGCTTATCTGGTGCGCCTGTTTCGGACGTGCCAATGATACGCTCATAGAGCTTGTTCGATTCAGTGAGCTTGTTAAATTCTACGGTTTGCTTTGCAATTTTATCAGATAGATTATTAACTCTATCATACACTCCATTAACTTCTGCTGTTGTAACGAAATTAGTAGCAACTTTTGACACAATCTTACTATAGATCGTGTCACCATTATCCGCATTATTAAACGTTTCTGTTACCTTACGGTTCAGATCTGGACTGTTTAAAATAAACGTTTTAATTTGATCTGATAACGTAGCTGTGTCTGGGATTGTACCAGCTTTAATAAGCGCTTCTTGAGCTTTAGCGTTTGCCTTTTCAATCTCAATAGCGGTTGACTGCTTGGCTTGTTCTAGTTGCTTATCAACCTCTTTCTTGATCTTATCGACATCTTCTGTGTCGATACGTTTTTCCCACTGAGAGCCGTTCCATACATACATACGGTCATAGAGACCGTTCTTTTCAAACCAGATGTCGCCAATTTTATGCTCGTTGTTATCCGGACGGTTGTACCAGACTTTATTTCCTTGAGCATTTAATAGATAGTCTGGCAAGGTATTTACCAGCCGTTGTTGATTGCTGGCTAAATCGTCAATCTTACCGGATAGGTTGCTAGTCATGGAAGATTTAAAGCCATCACCGATAACTCCGACCTCTACGCTGTCATTCTGTTCTAACAGTACATCATAGACAATCGTTGTCAACTTGGCATCTTCACTAGTAAGTCCGATCTGAGGGTAATAGACGGGTACGATGTCACAAAGTTCAGCTTCTTCTAAAATCTGGGTAAGTTTATAATCAAGTGTCTTTGACAAG